GTACCTGCTGATCATCACAGGTGCTTGCTCGATCAACATCGATGACCCGAAGAACCTGGTGGTCACCTGCAAGACTGGCCCCAGCCAGTACAAGAAGTTCTACGCTGGCCTCTCGGACAACGTGACCTACACCGTGGAGCAGGGCTCGCCTGTCAAGGTGAGCGGCTACCACTACAAGGTGGTGTTCCGCCCTGAGGCCCTGATCCCGGACGTCGACTTCCAGGACAGCTCGGAGGGCTGATGCCAAAGAAGCTTAGCCCCGAACAGGAGAAAGAACTCGACGAGATGGCGAAGAAGTTCGCCCAGACGAAGGGCGGGAAGTAACCTGTGAGCTACATCAACGGGAGCTACGAAGAAGGCGACGACTCCGACGAGCAGGAGGACGAAGGCTACGATCAGGTGGGGCAGAACCCCACCGGACGTAAGCGCAAGTCGTCGGCTGGCCAGCGCCGGAAGAAGCAGGGCAGGCTGTTCGGTGGTACCAAGTGGGGCAAGGATAAGAAATGATGGATGCGTACGTGAGTGGCGGAGAGATCCAGATCACCATGGATCTGCGAGACCTGGAAGACATCATGCTCGACCTGGTTGAGATGAAGAGTCAGATCCGTTACTACCGCAGCAGGGGTGACCTGTACGGCGACATCGAAGGTGGCGAGTATGAGTACGAGCCTCGCACCCAAGACTTCTTGGATATGCTCTACGAGAAGGGCATCAGGTGATGGAAGCGTACAACCGCACGGAGGCCGACAGGATGGAGCTTGCGTGAAGACACTCGCCCGTACCGTGAAGCGTGGAGTCTCCGCAGGGGAACCTCTCCCCGCTCCTTGGCCCATCTTTGACGAGAAGAAGATGACCATCAGGCGCGGCTCTATCACCATGGTGGCTGGTCCTCCGGGCTCCATGAAGACGGTAGCCACGCTGAACATGGTCAAGAACATGAAGGTCCCCACGCTCTACCACTCCTCCGACTCCGATGACTTCACCATGGCATCGCGATCTCTCGCGATGCTGACAGGAACACAGACAGACGAGACCGAGCTGTGGGTGATGAGCAACAAGCAGCTTGCTCACGACACACTCAAGGACATGGACTTCGTTCGCTGGTCGTTCATGTCCAGCCCCACGCTGGAACACATGCAGGCCGAGGCTGACGCGTTCTTCGAGCTGAAGGGCGAGTACCCTCACCTCACAGTGATCGACATCATGATGGACATCAACTACGAGGGGGCGGGTGAACAGAACTACTGGGCCCTCATGGCGGAGCTGAAGGACATGGCCCGTGAACAAGAGACGGCGATTCTCGTGGTCCATCACACGAGCGAGAGTGCAAAGGCAGGGACCCCGCCACCTCGCAGCGCGATCATGGGGAAGGCTAATCAGCTACCGACGCTCATCCTCACCCTGTGGGGAGATGCTCACGCTGGCACTCTGGACGTCGCCACAGTCAAGAACCGGTTTGGTCCTCAGGATCCGATGGCAAGGAAGTACTTCAGGATGGCGGCCGACCCCGCCATCTGCTTGATCAGGCAGGACGACGAGAAGGATCTCGAACACGAGATCCTGTTCCGGGACGGGCTTCACCTCTCGGACGACGAGAAGATCAACGCATGGGGAGATGACTAGATGGCCTGGGTCCCCTGTCCGCACTGCAATGGGTGCGGGGAGACGGTGAAGATCTTCATCACGCATGACTCGAACGGCAAGGAGATCACCCACCAGCAAGCAGTACCCTGCACTGGCTGCATCGGCCGAGGAGGTTGGGAAGAGTGAAGAACCTCAGCGAAGCTGGGTTCCGAGAGACGCGACCGAAGGTCGTGGTCGCGTGAACGGTAACTGTCCTATCTGCGGCAAGCCTTACCCGTGCCTTGACCACTGACCCGAACTGGCACTGCATCGAGATCGAAGAAACCCCAGATGGGTGGATGGTGAGATGCATCCCTCACGGCAGGGTTGCTCTGGAGCCCACCCATCTGGCGGCCTTCGTGGCCGCCGTCCAGCACGACGTAGACAACGGAACCTACACAGGAGGGTAGAGTGACTGCATGCAAGGACTGTGGGTCGACGACACGCAAGCTGAGTCGGCCTGGCCCTCGCTGTGCCACATGTAAGAGGGAGCGCAGGGAGGCCCTTCGGGAGGCCGCCTGGGCCCGAGGGATCAAGAGGAGATATGGACTCACCCCTGAGCAGTACTGGGCGATCTACGAGGCGCAGGGCCGCACGTGCTACATCTGCCGACGTGCGAGTGGCAAGGCAAAACGCCTTGCTGTGGACCATGACCATGCTACTGGGTTCGTTCGAGGTCTTCTGTGCGGTCCGTGCAATAACATCCTTGCTCACCTGAGGGATGACAAGGACGCGGCACACCGCGTCTTCGTGTATCTCTACAACCCGCCAGCGTTCAGCACGATAGGAAAGGTGAAGCCCGATGGAACTGACTGACGACGAGCTGATGCACCTCCACTCCTGCGTCTATGACGAGGTCTACTACGGCGATCCCGAGGTGGTGTACGGCGACGGCGATTACGCCGTCGGCCTTCGGTCGGCGCTAGCCAAGGTGGAAGATGAGGCGAAGAAGCGCAATCTCTGGTGGGCCCGATGACTGACAGGTGTGTCGGCGAGGATTGTCAGGACTCCGATCGCCCTATAGTGATCCTCTCTCAGGGCGTCACCTACCACTACGACGGAGGCGATAAGGAGAAGGCGTATGAGGAGGCGTGGAACAAGTTCGAGCGAGGCGAATGACTTCCCGCTCTACCCGATAGTCCCTATCATCGAAGCCCTGAAGGGCGTCACGCTAGGGAACGGGGAGGGTCGTGGGTGGGTGGCTGTGCATTGCCCGTTCCACCCCGACTCGGACGCCTCAGCGTCCATCAACACAACCCTTCAAGTGTTCAACTGTCACGCAGCTGACTGCCCGAAGGGCAACGCAGTCCAGGTCATCATGGAACATGAGGGGATGACGTACTCTGAAGCTAACCAAAGAGCAGCGGAAATTGCTGGAGGAGACTACCCTCAAGTACGCGGAGCACGTGGGCGACGCGGAGGAGTTTCTCGCAAGCCGGGGGATCGGAATGGATCTCGCACGTTCCGTCGCACTTGGCGTAGTGACTGACCCTCCAGGTCAGCACTACCACATGCGGGGAAGGTTGAGCATCCCGTATCTCACGGATGCTGGGCCTGTCGCCATCGTGGCCCGTTGCATAGAGAAGCACAACTGCAAAGAGGTGGGCGACCCAGACCACGGCAAGATGGCCAAGCCCAACAAGCAGCCGAACCGGCTGTATGGCGTCCAGACGGCCGCGTGGGCGGACGACTGGATAGTGGTCACCGAGGGGGAGATCGACGCTCTCACGTGGCACCAGATGGGCGTACCGGCCATCTCCATCCCTGGCGCCAAGAACTGGAAGCCTCACTACAAGAACGTGTTCGAGGACTTCAGCCGTGTATACTTGGCCATCGACGGAGACGACGCAGGCAAGCGGCTGTGGAACACCGTGAAGGGTGAGTTGACACACGTTATCCCGATGTGGTTCCCTGCTGGAGAAGACAGCAACTCTATGTTCGTGAAGCATGGCAAGGACGCACTCCTGGAAAGGCTGAAGAAGTGAGCAACGTGTTCATCATCGTCAACGAGTGGCTGCCCGAGGGTGCCCAGAACTCCTCTTCTGAGGTCGTCGGAGGCGTGTACTTCACCGACGAGCAGGATGCTTGGGATGCCCTTCAGAACATCGCCGAAAGCTTCTATGTGACGCTGGGCATGAGCGAGAACAACATCGTATTCGAGGGAGACGACGCCCCCGAGGGCGTCTCCTTCGAGGAGTACTACATTGAGGAGCTGGCCAAGAAGTCATGACCACACCTCACCCTATCCTCGAACCCCGCCCGACCGACGACGAGAGGGAAGACTGACATGGGATTCCGTCGCAAGACCGACAACCTGAACAACAAGCCGTACGATCAGAGCGCGTCCCCCGAGCAGAAGGCGGAGGAGTTCGACCGGCAGTACAACCAGAACCGGAAGTACACCAACACGCCCAACGCTGACAAGGCGGGTGTCGACAAGGCGAAGGGGAAGCATCGCCGATGAAGTCCGAGCGGATCATCGTCAAAGATAAGGACTCACCTGAGAAGGCGGAACTCATGCTCATCTGGTACGTGAGTGAGCCTGCATGCGTCCACTTCGACTTCCTTCACGCGGGTGGGCAGGTCGTCACCTGGTACCTGGGTCGGGAGTTCGTGATCAACGCACTGCGAGGCAAGGGCCAGACTGGCGACGGTGATGTCAGGTTCTTCGACGACGGCGGAGAGCAGTTCACCATGACCTTCTATCCCCACGAGGACAGCCGGGCCTCTATCTACATCCCCCGCCAGCCTGTGGTGAAGTTTCTCAAGGCAACGCTTAAGGCGTTGCCCTTGGATGAGGAGGATCTGACGGAAGGGTTGGATGAGTTTCTCTCGACCCTCTTGGGATGAGACGTGGGGGGCCATGGCTCAGGTCATGGCCCTTCGTGCCACCTGCTCCAGGCGCCAGGTAGGCGCCGTCGTCGTGAAGGACAAGCATGCAATCGGACTCGGATACAACGGTGTGGCGAGTGGAAAGCTACACTGTAGTGACGGTGGTTGCCCCAGGGGGAAGCTCAGTTACTCGGACGTACCGGCAGGTGCCGATTACAATCAGTTCCCCTGTCTCTCCATACACGCAGAGCATAATGCCGTACTTCAGGCAGGCTTGGCGGCGTGTGAAGGAGCTGTACTCTACGTCACTGCCGCTCCCTGCCAGCAGTGCACCAACCTCATCGAACACGCAAAGATCAGAAGGGTCGTCATCGTATGAAGATCGAGACTGACAACGCCACCGCAGAGTTCAAGTTCACGTTCGGCGACGAGGAGGTGGAGATCGTCCTGGAGTTCCACGCCTCCGAGAACGCGGACAAGTTCATGAGTGTTCCGATGTTCGCCCAGCTCGTAGCGAACGCCACCCTTGGAGTGATCCAGTCCGACACGTCAGAGTAAGCAGGCGTAACGGACGCCTGCATCTACGAATCGAGGAGCACATGGGCAAGAAGTACGACGCATACAGCAAGGCGCTGGACGCGCAGGACGCAGCCCGTGACCGGTTGGCAGCCACCAACGGTGGCAGCACGAAGGATGCCGCCACTGCGGCTCGGACCAACGCGGAGCAGGCTGACCGGATAGTGGCCGACGCCTGGAACGAACTGATGAAGGACCCTGAAGGCTGACACAAAAAAAGGCGGCACCCCCGAAGGGGTGCCGCTTCTCTTCTTTGTCTTACTTGCTGGAACCGATGCCAGCTCCGGCGCCGCCGTTGATGTAGCCCATGAGGACGCCCTTAAGCAGGGTGAGGGCAGTAGCCGCAGCCGCAAGGCCAGCATCCCTGGCGGTGCTCAGGTCGGTGACGCTGAACGCCGACAGGAACGTGAAGGCTGCTGTGGCAGCAACACGCTCAGACAGGTCGATCACATACTTACGCATTGTTCTTCGTTCTCCCCACGATAGGTTGCGCAACCTTGGACGGAAGGGCTCCGCCTTTTTTTGCCGAATGCTCGGCAAACTTGCGGGCAACGTCCGGCTTCTGTGAGTACAGGTAGCGACGTTGCTTCTCACTCTGAAACGGCATACCGGGTCCTCAAGGTCTCGATCCCCTCTGCCGTCCGGACGTCGATACGTCCGGTGCCAGGGATCCCCATCGCGTACTGCAAGCCCTTTATGTGGTTGACCGTGGTTGAGTCCATCTCCCCGGTCTCCGGGCACGATAGCGTGCGCTGTATATCCTTGATGACGTCAGATGTATATACCCCGAGAGGGGATGGAGGCTGAGGCTTGTACCATGCAGGCGCTGCCATTAAGCACCCACCTTGTCAGCGATTCGGTCTACGGTCTCTTGCACTTGCGCCACTTCTGCCCGCTGGGTAACTAGCCCTTCGAGTACAGAGACCCGGCTGAGAAGATCGAGGATCTCAAGATCCCGGTTCTCCTTGTCTCTGGTCAGCGAGTCCACCTGGGTCTTCAGCATGTCGATAGTCTGGGCTGCTATCTGGTGAGAGTTGTAGCGGCCGGTCATCCGGCCGCCGAAGAACCCTCCTGAAGCAACAGCCACTCCACCGACAATCGTGCTGAGCGTATCGAAATCCATCCCCACCCCTTGATCTACTAGACTGACTCGGCCACCGTTCTCAGCACCACAGTAAGGTACCCTCCAAGGGTACCCCCTCCAGGGCCGGGCGGGGCGAGCTGCGTATACTTCCAGTCATCAATCACCACAAGCGTAGAGAGATCCTCATACAGCTCCTGGAAGACGACCACATCACCAGCCCTGGCCAGAGTCTTGAATGCCTCAAACCTG